ACTTTGTTGGTGCCGGATGACATCGACCCTCGTTTCAAGGATCACCTTAACGCAGAGGTGAAACGGAAGATCATCGCAGGCCGCGACAACCGGGAAAAGGAGATGTGGACACGGATTGGGAAGAGGGCAAACCACATGCTCGACAACGTGATGGCACTCGTCGGGCTGATGATGGTCAAGGGATTGGTACGGACAAACAGGGAGGAGTAATTTCGTTATTGCAACAAATTCGCGTTAAGGTAATGTTCGCGCATGGCGGATACGGTGGCACTCGCGCAGGATCTTTGGGACTTGGGGCAAACCGACCCCACGGTTTTGGGTGAACTGAGGACGGAACACAAGACTTTCATCATGGCCATCGCCAAGGGAGAGATTCCCGGCGACATCGTGAACGGCTCCAAGAACGGATCAAGCTACACCATGCGCCCAGGCTACACGGTCAACGACCGACGTGCTGCTCTTTCTCTCGCTATCCGTGGACTGCAAACGGGAGTTCGCCCGTCACGCACATGCACAATCCGCTTCTAACCAAACGCCATGTCCACCATCGTTGACCAATACGGGAATCCGGCCTACTTACAGAACCACCGCTTCAACCGCAGTGCGGAAACCAGCACAAAAGACCGTCCGTGGGTGCCGACACGACTCGGAAACATTGACAAGATGATCCCGTCATATGACCGGGAAACCCTTGTAGGGGTATCGCGGCTGTTGGTGGAGAACTGGGCACCGGCACGCGCCATCGCCCGCCAGATCCCGATGTATTCGGTGGGCAAGGCGTGGAGGCCATCGATGGCAACCACCGATGAAGCGGTGAAGACAGAGGCTGAGACGGTAATCCGTGAGCAGTTTTGCCAGGTTGCGGACATACAGGGACGCGATATGTCCACCGCACTCTATCACCTCGCTCACCTACTCATCCGAGACGGCGAAGCGTTCTATCTCCTGACTGAATGGCAGACCGGATTCCCGGCAATACAGGTCATCCCGTGCCATCGCATCGGCCAACGTGGCTATGGTGTCACGAAAGTTCAGGAAGGCACCTACAAGGGACTGGACATCACAGAGGGAGTCATCCGCAACCGTTACGGATCACCCGTCGCCTACCGTGTCCTCGGTGAAACACCGGATAAGGACGAGGATATTTCCGCCCGCTCGCTGAAACACGTTTTCGACTGTGATTATCCCGAAGCCCGCAGGGGCTATCCGGCGATGACACACGGACTGAACGACGGGCGGGATGCTTTGCAGGCACATGAATGGGAGCGGTTGAACATGCTGGCCAGATCCTCGCGCACCATGATCGAATGGAACGAAACGGGCGCACCGGATCACAATCCATCGACCCATTTTGACAGCGATTGCTCTGGAACCGAAACCCAGGGACTTTCATCCGACACGATCACCGCAAAACCGATGCAGGGCGGCACATGGACACACTTCAAGGCGGGCAGCGGATCGAAGCTGGAGGCCGTCGTCCACGAAACACCCGGCGAGGTGTGGGAATCCTTCCAGGACAGGCTTGTGTGGAAGGTATGCGCGGGCATCCCCTGGCCAACATCCTTCGTCAAGGGCGATTACGGGCGCGGTGGCGGCACCGCGGAGCGCAGGGACATCATGCAGGCGCGGCAGACCATCGAGGACATGCAATCCCTGCTCGAAAAAGCGGCCAAGAACATCATCGGCTACGCCTACAAGAAACTCGTCAAGATCGGGCGCATCCCTGATTCCGCAGACTGGTGGAAATGGTCATTCAGCAAGCCGCCGAAGATCACCATTGATGACGGACGCGCACTCAAGGCCAGTATCGAGATGTGGAGGGCGGGGATCATCTCCGATTCCGACCTACTTGAGGACATGGGCAAGGATCACGACGAATACTGGCTGAACAAGTTCAACCGCGCAGCCGACAAGGAGATCCTTTTCAACGAGGTGCAGGCAGCCAAGGGGGTCACCCTTGATCCACGCTACAAGGGCATGTTCAACCCGCAGGAAATCAACCAGGAACCGGAGAAAGAAGACAAAGATGAAGACTGAACCAATCCAAATTGAAAACAGGCACGGCAAGGTGCGGATGAAGGATATTGTCACCAAGGGTTTGATCGACCCGTTGATGGATCAAATTTGCACCCTATACGGGAGCGATGAAGTCCGCAATCAGGCCGGTGGAGATCAGCTTGAAACCCTGGAGGTGGAAATTGATTCGGAGGGAGGCAGTGTGGCAGAGGGATACCGGCTCTACAAAACGATTCTCGCATTGCGCGAGCGCGGCGTGGTGGTGATTGCCAACGTGACCAATCTCGCCGCAAGCATGGGCAGTGTCATCGCTATGGCGGCGACCCGTGTCCGTATGGCGGAAGGATCACGCATGATGATCCATGAGGCATCCGCAAGCACTCGCGGAGATGCGACCAAAATGCAGCAGATCACCAACACACTGGAACAAATCTCACAGGAGATCGCGGCCATTTATGCGACCAGGACTGGGCTGGATGTTGATGTAGTGAGATCCGCAATGAAGCGCGAAACATGGCTTTCCGCAGAGGCGTGTGTGAAGTTCGGATTTGCCGATGAAACCTATCCCTCCGAGCCAAAACAGTGGAATCCATCCATCTTGGAAAGACTGATTGGCAACAAAGCCGAAAATTTACTGATTGACACTAACGCAACAAAGTCGCATTATGGCGAAGTAATCGAAACCAAATTTATGGGAATTCTTTCCTCACTTAACCCCGATAAGGAGCTTCAAGCGAAACTCTCCGCAGTGGAAACCGACCTCTTGGAGAACAATGCCAAGCTGATCGAAACGGAATCGGAGCTTCTTGTTGCTCGCACCGAAAGCATCGAGGACAAGTCAAAGATTGCTGATCTCTCTGAGCAGATTGTAGCACTCACCGAAGACATCACCGCATCCAAGAATGCCTTGGAAGTGGCGAACACGGAATACACATCCAAGCTCACCGCTCTCCAATCCGATCTTGAGGCAGCACAAGCCAAGGTCACGCCGGAAGCAATCCAGGCACTCGTCACCGAGGAGTTGGCCAAATGCTCGCACCGTCCTGTTGAGGTCGGTTCCGAAACGGCATCGCCACAGACAACCAAGAAGGAAGTCAGCCGCACCGAGTTCAACCAGATGAACCCACGCCAGAAAAGCGAGTTCTCGCTGAACGGCGGCAAGATCACCGAATAAGCAGATGGCCGCGAAACGCAAGCAAACGGATGAGAACCAGACAGAGGAAGAGATTCCTAAGTCCGGTGATCCGCTTGTCCTGACCATCTCAGAAATCAACAAACTCTCCGACAAGGAAAAGCAAGCCTTCCGTGAAGCGGGCGGCACCTCCATTGAAGGATAAACCAATCTCAGAACCAATCACCAACTAACTAACGACAATGGCTAATACCCTTACCAACCTCATCCCCGATGTTTACGCTGCGCTCGACGTGGTTTCCCGTGAACTTGTGGGGGCAATCCCAGGCGTCCAACGTGATGCTTCCGCCGACCGTGTGGCCACCTCGCAAACCCTGCGAATCCACAAGGCTCCGACCAACTCCAGCTCGTCCTACACACCTTCGATGGCAGTCCCATCGGCGGTTGACCAGACCATCGCCAACTCCTCGCTGACACTCAGCAAGAACAAGTATGCAGCGTTCTCATGGACTGGTGAAGAGGCAAATGCAGTGGATCAAGGCCCCGGCTTCCTGAGCGTCAAGCAAGACCAGATCGCACAGGCGTTCCGCGTCCTTGTCAACGAGATGGAAAACGATGTCTGCGATGCCCTCGCACTCGGAGCCTCCCGTGCATACGGCACCGCCGGAACCACTCCGTTCGCATCCACCCTCGCTGATGCCGCACAGGCTCGCAAGATCCTCGACGACAACGGCGCACCAGGAACCGGACGCTCGTTTGTCATCAACACATCCGCAGGTGCAGCCCTCCGCACCCTCGGCCAACTCACGAAGGCCAACGAGGCGGGTAACACCATGACCCTGCGCGACGGCGAACTGCTCAACCTCCACGGTTTCAGCGTCCGCGAATCGGCACAGATCAACAACGCCACCGCAGGAACGGGAGCCAGCTACCTCATCAAC